GATTGCCGCAGCAATGACGGCACCGCCGAGAATCACGATATCTTTCGCGAAACGGGAAACGCCCGCGACGCCGTGAGCGATCTTGTCAACGACCTTGACTAAGGCTGGCCCGAATTGCAAAGCAATCTTTCGGAACGCTCCGTCAGCGGCCACTTTGAATCGGTTGAATGAGTCCGTGAGATTCGCCCCGACCGTTGCCTCGGTCCTGCTGACTGTGTTTCCCAGTGCGTCCGATTCCGCCGCAAACTGCCGCATTGCATCCGCCCCGCCGAGAATGAGCGGAAGCAATTCAGCACCGGTCCGACCGAAGACAGCCACGGCCTGTGCGGTTCGCCGTGCCGGATCTTGAATCTTGCCGATTGCATCCGCGAAGATTCCGAATCTTGCGGTCTGCGTTTTCCCCGCCAGTTGTGCCGCCGATATTCCCAGATCGTTCATCGTGTCAACAGCAGTAGACATGCCGCGTTCGCTATTCAGCATCAGGACGGACATCGTCTTCAGTCCTTTTTCCATCACCTGAATACTGCTGCCGGACTGTTCGGCGGCAAATTTGAACCGCGACAATTCCTCCACGGACACGCCTGTTCGCAATGCCATCTTATCGAACAGGTCGCCGACAGCGGCCAGCCTTGCCGTGGCGACGGCACCGAGTGCGACAGTAGCCGCTGCCATTTTGTTTACGGTCTGCTGTGCGCTGGCCATCCCCTTGCGGAACTTGTCCGTCTTTGCGGTCAGGTTAACGACCAGATTCCCAATCGATGCCATCAGAGAATGTACTCCTCGGCAGTGCTGGTTGTCACGCCCTGTGACAGTGCAGACGGTGCGGCAGACATAACGGCGGCGGTCGCCGCGTCGCGGTCCGCAGCGGTCTCTGGTGCGTCCTGCCGGTTCCACGGCATCGTTACGTCAGAGATGTCAGAGTCTTTGTGAGTCGCGAGCATTTGAGCGATCAATCCGATCATTCGTTGAGTGTGAGCCACCGGGTAAATCTGATCGAACGCCTGCCATTCTTCCCACTGCTCGTGACCCATCGCGTCTACCATCGCGGACGGATTGACAACGTATGGTGTCCCGAGCGACAGCAACAACATTAACTGTCGGCTGCTGTCTCTTCTGAGTTTTTTACCGCTTCCTCAGCGTCCGAATCTGTGATCCCTGACGACTTGCTGGCCGTGTTGAATAACCGCTCCACGAGTCCGCCGTGTGATGCTCCCAGTCGTCGAACCGCTTCGCCTGTAAAGATCCGCGACCCGTCATCATTCCGGCAGCATTCCGCAACCAGGCGTTCCCGGAATTCCAGCAGAAGCTCGTCACGATTCGTGCCCTTTGCTTCCTTCTGGAATTGCGTTTCAAATCGCGTTCGCTCCGTTGGCGTCATGCCCCAAACCGGAATCACGGCACCGTTGCCGGATTCAGGGAAAGGCACGTCAGTCTTCGGGCGTTTCGCTATCGAAAAGAACGCTTCCGCTGTCAGGATCTCCCGAGTCATCGGCAGGTGCTTCCGTGGTTGGTGGTTGTGGTTGTTCCTGTCCCTCAATCGGAGCAGGCGTGGATGTGTTCGCGGCTTTGATGCCCTGTTCCCATTCCTTCATTTGCAATGATGCCGCCTGCCATTTGTCGGCGAAGACATCCGGTCCCCAACCTTCATCCGCCAGCCGTTCCAGGCATTCATCGTCCGCCGGTTTCGCCACGCCCATCATGCACAAACGGTACGCATCGGGATGATCAATGACCGTTCCCTCTTTGACGATCCGATAGCGACCACATGCGGAAACCTGCACTTGTTCTGGATCTGTGCGGCTGGTCGCCTTCATTGTTCGGCTGAGTTCAGACTTCATGGCTTGCCTTACGTCGCGTAGGTCGGCAGTCCGGTCAGCTTCATTCCGACCGATGACTTTACGCCGTCATCCATCGCGATTGAAACGCCGAAGCTGAACCCCGCAATCTTGAACGGCATCGTTGTTGACGCTGAATCAGCGAATGTGATTTCGCCGTCGAGTTGATTCGCTGCCGTTGTCGCTGGTGCGGTAAGACTGTCGGTCACTTGCTGATGTCCGGCGTTTGCCGGCAGCCAGAAAATTTCTGCGTTCACACTGCCCGGCTCACTAAATCCATTTCCAAGATACAGGTGACCAGCCCCTGACTGATCCAGCGTCGAGTATTTGAACGTCTCGGATTCCGCTCCGTCGTGATCGATGCTGAGTACCTCAGATACCGCAGTGAGGACGGTTGCAACGTCGATTTTCAGTACGCTGCCCTTTGATATTGTCGGCATGGTTTCTCCTTTTGTGGTTATCGTCGCCCGAGTTTGGCAGCTTCTTTTTCGAGAACCTGCCGCGTTTTGTTTTGTAGTTTTAAGAGTGCGGATGCACGTGACGTTGCGGCACCGATTGGGATTGCATTGACTGTCGGCATCACTCCGCGACCCCGCCGGTGCTTTCTGTTGTAAAAATACAGCGGAGCAGATCGCTGGCTGATGCCCACGCCGCCGTTTGTTGGCGAGTGAGCTTTGTACTTGCCAACACCCGCACCTACCTTTGCCTCAACCAGTCCGAGCTTTTTCTTTCGCTTGAATCGTGCTTTGATTACCTTTTTCGCTGACGAATTCGGCGTTGCCGCCCTCATCGCCTTTCGCATCTCACCGAGTCCGGCACGGACACCGGACGCGATAGCCTTCTGTGCGACCTTGCCGCCGATCTCCTTCAGTGCCCGGTCAAGTGCCTTGTCGCCCGTCAGGAATTCACTCATATCGCATTTCAGTCCCTGACAGATCAAACCCGTTCGGCTTGACGACCGTATAAGCCGTCGCACCGTCCGCCCGCGTTCTGATTCTGTACTGAGTCCTGCCCGTATCCGACCAGTCCCAGTGACTCAAGCCCATGTCCATATTTTCGACAGTGTAGGTGTGAGTCGTTCCGTCTATCACCCGTGCGATTGTGTCGCCTATCGCTGGATCACCGAGCGTCAACGCCGCAGCGTCAATCAGCCAGTCGACCAACTCGACGACCACTTCCGCCCCCGCATTGCCGATTGTGCCGTACCGCAGTTCACCCTGTATCGCTTTTGATATCGTGATACTGGTTGATGCTCGCGTGTAGGTGACGGACGCCCCGGCGATGTGCCGGGATGCCCGCATTCCTACCTTCAACGCTCGCTCATGTGCGGACAGCGTCATCGGTTATACTTCCACGGCTTCGGTGATTGTGATCGCGTCCGACGTGAACAACGGCACGTTAAACGACGACTGAGGAAACGGAGCCGGTGCCCCGGTTGGATTGGTCGCAGTTCGACCCTGCTGGAGTTCTTTCAGCATCGTCCGATTCGTGACCATGAAATCAGGACCGCCGCCTGATGGAAACGCCGCCAGCAGATCGCTGATGAAATCATCCGTCAGTGGCTTCGTGTCGGTCGTCACGCTCAGATTGGCGATTCGGCCGGCACTGTATTTCCCGCCGAGCTGAAGCCCGATATACATGCTCGCAGGAACATAATAGACAGGATGATTCGTGTCGTTTGCTTCGGTGACAATAGCGTCACCGATCTCAACGCCGCGAGCCATTGGGGTTACGAGCTTCACGTCGTTGTCGCCCGTCTTAATCGCGTACAGACTGGACTGTTCTGACGCGGTTGTACCACCCGCACCGATGACCATATCGTCAGCCAGTGCGTCGAGATTCGACGAACCGAGCAACCCGACGAAACCGGCAGAATCACCGGGACTGGTCACGCCGTAGATGACCTGCTGTTCAAGAGCGAACAACGCGGCGTTAAGGTGCCGAACGCCTTCGCGGGCGATCAAGTCCTCTGGACCTTTTCGCCACGCATTTGCCACGGCGAAGTCGACACGCCACGAGAAGTCAAGAATCGTACACGCCGCAGAGACGACAGTGTCAATGGAGTGATCGTAATCACGGCCCGCGTTCGCCGCTCGAAATCCGACTACGGGTGCACCAGTGAACGTATTGTACTTGTGAGTTTCCGACCCGTCAGACGTGTCAGAAATCGGAAGACGTGCCACCAGCGGCGAAGCGTTCAGTACTTCGCTGGTCGTGGTGTCATCCACATCGAGTGCGTCGGCGACGAAATCCGCCACCGTCAAAAGATCGTTAGCCATGAGTTCAGTTCCTTTGTGAGTTGTCAGGCGTTGCCTGTGTTAGTTGTCTTCGTAACTGCGACCAGAGATTCTGATCTTGCTGCTCAGTCCGCCCCGCTTCGGCTGTGGCGAATCGTTGCCTTCGCCATATTCCGCCGGCTCAGATTCGCCGGTATCGATGCTGTTCAGCGTTTCCTGAAGTTCGCCGACCTTCGCTTGTAGAGCGTCGATCTTTGCGTTCAGCCCGCCGATGTGGCGTGATTGAGCGTCACTGAAGGACAGCCCCTCAGCGACCCATTCAGCCGCACTGGTTGCACCGAACGCCTCCGTAAATCGTGACAGTTCCGCCGCGAATTCCTCGCGAACGTCCGCCGCGCTCAACTGTGGTTCTTCTGCCGGTGTCTCAACCGGCGTGTTATCTTTCGGCATGTCGTCACCTTTCGTGACTAGGGTTAAATCGTGGCGAGAAAGAAAGCGAGTCACTGCCGCAGATACGCGGTCAGCGTCAACGCTCAAAAAAGCACACTCCGGTTTCTCGCCAGATAG